AACTCCGTCGGGATGACGCCCGACAGGTCGGCGGGATAGACGCCGATGCCCGTGCTCTCGCTCAGGATCTCCCACTGGCTCAACTGGCCCTGCTGGTCGCGGGAGCGGAGCAGCGCGTTGCTGTGCGGGAAGCCGTCGTAGAGCGCGCGGTAGGGCTTGAGCCGCTGGTCGGCTACTATCTCATCAACGTGCCGCGTCATGTACCCTTGCGGCATGGGCTTCGTGAGGTTCCAGTACGTCGCCGCCGCGAAGGGCATGCAGTCGAACACGCCGTCGAAGCCCCACTCCAGCAGCCGGCTCACGAGCACCCCCCTGGGCAGGCCCACGGTGCAGAAGTACTCGTCAATCACGCCGATGGTCTGCGCCGCGTAGGCCATGTCGCGCTCGACCATCCCCGCAGCCGCCGTCTCGCGCATGAGTGCCAGGATCCAGGCGTCGGGGTGCTCGTTGCGCACGCCGGAGCAGAAGGCGAGCTGCTTGGCGTGGTCCCCGTGGCCCGGGCCGCCCACGACGCAGAGCGCAGGCTTCTTGCCCTCGCGGCATGCGAGCCACGTCTGCATCGCCGGCTTCAGGACCTTGAGGCATCTCGCGTGGTCGGGTAGCAAGGCGGTCTCCTAGGCTTTCCCTGGCATCGTGACCTCGCCGAACGTCGGCGTTCGCACGCCCTTGCGCGTTACGGGTGTGACCGTCTTCGTGGCCCGCGCCATCTTCGGCGGCAGGTTCCCGCTCCGCGTCTCCTTCTGCGCGTCAATCAGATCGTCCAGTTCCTCCTTGCACTGCGGGCAGAGGTAGGACACGCCATCGGACTTCTGCACTTCGGGCTCTACGACCTGCCCACACTGGCCGCAACGCCACACCACGATGCCCGTGTCCTTGTCAGGCCGATGGTAGACCTGCACCTTGCACGTCGGGCAGAGGTGCACTTCGAGCCTGCCAACGAAGTACTTGCCGCACTTCGAGCACCAGTTCAGGGGCTTCTTGGGCGGCTCGCCGAGCAACTCCCTCGACATGGGCTTGTGCTTCGGGATGCCCTTGGGCAGGATGAGCGGGCCGTTGCGGACGAACTTCGTCACGTCTGGTCTCCTCGAATCTGCACGTCCACCTCCACCCACGATTTCTTCGAGTGCGGCTCCTCGCCGCCCAGGTTGTCGATGTCGGCGATCACGCCGAAGCCGCCGACGCCAGCCCGCGATGTGCTGTCGATATCCAACTCGCCAGCCGTCTGCAGCACGCGCCCAGCGCTCCGCAGGACATGGTCCACGATCAGCTCCAGCGGGCGGTCGCACGCAGCTACATCGGTGCAGGTCCGTTGGCCCTTGCCCTGCCAGACGTGCAGGAACGAGCCCGTCCAGCCCTCGGCACCCAGTTCGCCCTCCACGTCGTCCACCTCGGCGTAGGCTCCCAGGGTCGCATCCCACTTGTACACGCTACCCAGCGTCACGTAGGGGCCGTCTACGGCCACGATTGTGACGTAGTACAGAGCGGACACCCCGTCCCCGTGCTGCCCGTCGAACAGCGGCCCGACGTACCCCAGCGGGAACGCGCCCCACGGCTCGTCCCACTCGCTGCCCTCCGTCGGCACCAGGCAGCAGCAGTCCACCATCTGGTCATAGATGCCCAGCACGCCGAACGGCGCCTCGGGCGTTCTGTACCCGTAGTGCCAGACGATGGTTGTGTCGTTGTGGTCGCCGTAGTTCGCCACGTACTCGGCGTCGTGCTCGCACATCTGCACGCACCAGCCCATGAGGCTCCGCCGCGGATAGTGGAAGCTCGTGGCATACTGGAGCTGCGAGAACACGATGGCGTCCCAAGTCTCGCTGAGGGCGAAGCGCAGCGGCTCCGGGCCGGCGAAGACGACGTTCTCCTCCAGGGCGTAGCTCACGGCTCGCGGGCCTTCCGCCGACAGAAACGCCAACTGGCTGCCGATGGCCTGCACGCCGCCCGGCGCCACGAGCCCCGTCCCCTCGATCATCCGCTCTGGCTGCTTGCACTGCGCCGACCACCAGTAGACTGACCGCCGCTTCCAGATGACGGCGCCCTGGCGGCAGCCCTGGATGGCGATGATGGGGTCGCCGTGGCCGCCGACGACGTGCGTCTCGAAGATGGCCTCGGGGTGGTTCACGTAAGTGACGTAAAGTGTAGCGGGCTCGTTGTTCTCCACGTCGTTCGCCCACAGCACCACGCCGTCGGAATCGACGCCCACAGCCGTGCAGACGGGGATGCGGCGGTAGCCGCCTGTCTGCCACGGGTCGCCGGCCGCCTCCGCGTTGTTGTCCACCCAGGCGACGGCCGTGTTGTTCGCTATCGTCCCGACGTGGTCGTAGCCACCGCCGTCGTCCTGGCGGTAGATGCGCCTGTGGATCGTCCTACCGAGGCCGGGGAGCGTCTCCAGGCCCGTCAGGGCGATCTGGCGGCCCTGGTACTCGTAGGCGGCGCCCGCCGCCGCCGCGTTGTTGTCGGCGTAGACCGTCGTCACGTTGTCGGCGAGCGTCGCCAGCAGCAGGTACGGCCCCCCGCTGTCGCTGCGGTAGATGCGGCGGTTCCACGTGCCCGCGTCGCCGCAGATGGCGATGTCGCTCAGCGCGACCTGTCGGCCTGCCGCCTGCGTGATCGCCACGACGGGCGACAGTTCCGACTCGATCCCGTTCACGGTGTCGTAGAAGCTATAGCGGTAGCGGAACGTGCCCGCCGCCATGGCGCCCGCGCCGCCGTCCACCGCCGTCGCCGCCTCCTCCGGCGCGTCGGCACGCTCCAGCGTGATCCGCGTCACGCCCGAGCCGTTGCTCTCCCAGCCCGTGTCCGCGTCGTAGAAGGTGTAGAAGTAGTCAAAGATGCCGTCTACGATGTTGCCCGCACCGCCGTCCGCAAGCGTCGGACCCGCCGTCGGCGGCGTGATGCTCACGCCGTAGACCACCCCGAGGATGCTGTCGTATCGCAGGTTGCACGTGTCGCCCGTCGCCGCGCCCAGCGCGATGAACAGGTCGTCGCCGCGCGGCGCGAACCGCGCCCGATACGTCCCGTCCCACTCGACGCTCTCATAGCACGTCGGCTGCGTCCACGTCGCGCCGTTGTCCAGGCTGTGCCAGATCGTCCCGTCATCGCCCAGGCAGACGAAGAACAAGTCCTGCTGCGTGTTGCGGAAGGCGTAGAGCCCGATGGCCGTGTTCCACGACATGGCCGCCGCGTTCGCCTTCGCCCAGCCCGCCCTGCGGTCCCACCTGCCCGACCGCCGCTCGGCGTTCCTGGACTCCCGCATCGCGACCCTGTGCAGCACGGAGTCCAAGCGGTCGTTCATGGAGCCCGCGCGCTCGGCATCGACGTGGAAGCGCTTCACGCCCATGGGTCACCTCATCCTGGGCGCCAGGCGCCGTGCCCGGCCCAGCGCAGCGTCTGGTAGGGCTGCGCCGCCTTCGCACTCGTGTGCTTCAGCGCTCGCACCAGCTCCTGGCGAGCTGCATACGCGCGAGCCGCGATGTTCGGATCGAAACTGTCCTGCGCCGCCAGCTTCGATACGGTGTCCTCGATGATGACCTGCCGATAGCCTTCCGGAACCAGCGGCTCGTCGGCGTCCTGCGTCATGGTCGTGCAGAGCCGCCTGTAGATGACCTCAGCGGAGCTATCCAGCCCCGGCAGCGGAATCAGTACTAGCGCCTGCCCCGTATTGTCTTCGTTCGGCATCACCGCCCACGCGATGGGATAGCCCCTGCCCTGGACCGCCAGGTCGCCGCGCTGGATCATCTCGATGGCATACGGCTGGTGCGGAAGCGTCTGGCCAGTGTCGCCCAGCGTCACGAGCACGACGTTACGGCAGTTTGTCGGCAGCGTCAGGTACGTGTCCGTGCTCGTGAAGGTGATCGTCGTGCGGGCTAACAGCCACGGCCATTGCTGGATCGCGCAGATGACCCTGTGCGAGGCGTTCAACTGCCGCTTGATCCGCGTCCTCATGCGGCTGTCGCTCGCGCTCCCAGGGCCAACCCGCCACAGGACCTCCTCGACCATTTCGCCGAACGTCAGGCCAGCCATCGCTTGCTCACCTACAGTTGCAGTCCGCCGAACTCGACCTGCTCCTCCGTCAGCGCCGGCCCGCTAAGCGCTTTCTCAATCGCCGCGAGCAGCGGAGCCCCGCTCACTGCCAGCCGCGCCGGCGCCCCGCCCCAGGGTGTGGACGGCGCCCGACGCTCGTGACCCACGATGTCTATCGCGCCGCCCTTGTACGCCGCCGTCTCCTTGACCCAGTGGATCTCCCAGGCGTCCGTCGTCGTGCACTTGCCCTGCGTGAACGGCAGCATGTACGGCGGTTGGCCGGGTATCGTGCGACCTGTCTCCGGCTCCACCCGCGCCTTTCGGTGTGGGATGAAGACCTGCCCGCTCTTGCCGCTCGGCCAGACGAATGTCAGCAGCAGCATCGGCTAGCCCCCTCGCGCCGCCTTCTCCGCCGCTTCCTTCCGCAGCCCAGCATCGAGCACGGCGTCCATGTTGCTGCCCATGCCGGGGATGTTCTGGAGGAACGGCTGCGCCGTGACGGGCATGCGGTCAGACCGCGTGGGCGGCCCCAGGGCCGTGGCACTGGTCCGCGGGCCGCGGACGATGTGCCCCGCCTGCGGCACAGGCGTCTGCCCAGGCAGCATGCCCATGGCCCCAGCGAGACGCTGCGCCACGTCAGCAGGGATCGGCTCCCCGCGCTTCTGCGCCTCGATGGCCGCCAACTGCGCCTTCAAGTCCGCCTCCTGGTGCTCCAGGCTGTCGCTCGCCGGCCAGAAGGTCTTCCTGTACTCGGGGTGGGTCTCCAGGAACTCGCGAATGAGGATGCTGCGCCCGCCGTACACGGCGATTGTCTCCGTCTCGGGATGCTGCAGGATGTACCTGCCCAGTTGCCCGCAGGGCTGGAACTGCACGTAGCTCACGTCGCGACCCGGGTTCGGCATCTGGCGAACCTGGTCGAAGGTCTCCATGGCGCCGGGGTCCCCGACGAGCAGGAGCTTGCTCTGCTTCGAGTAGTAGACGATGCGGTTGCGGCTGGGTCCGCGTTTCGCCTGAGCCGGCTGCTTCGGCGTCGGCTCCGGCTGGGCGGGAGGCGCCTCGGCCGCGGGCTCTGCCTCGGGCGCGGCGATCTCGCTCATCTGCGGCGCAGGCGGTGGCGCGTCCTCGGGTACGCCCTCTGGCTTCACCTCGGACAGCGGCCCTTCGCCCACCGGGCCAAACTCGCCCTCCGGGCCTTCGGGGTCGGCTGCCTGCGGGAACAGCATCTCCTTGACAGCCGCCTCCAACTCCGCCCGCGACGCCCGCTTCTGCCACAGCCCCAGCGTCATCGCCACGCGCTGGACCATCCGCGCGTCCAGCTCGCCGATGCTCTGCTCCGTCAGGCCGTTCACAAAGTCCATCTCCACGGGCTCGATTCCCTGCGGTCGCGCCATCTCCGTCTCCTTCTCCAGTTGAGGTTGCCCAGGGGGCCGGCGCGGGGCCGGCCCCCCAGGCCGCTTGGCCGATTACACCACGCCCTCGATCACGGCGAGGTTCCCGGCCTCCCACTTGGCCTCCATGGCCATCACGGTCAGGACGAACTTCTCCTTAGCCGTTCGCCCGTAGGGCTGCGTGCCCTGGTACATCTTCGTGTTCAGACCACGGTGATACGCGTACCGGATCGCGTCCTCACCGAAGTTCACGAGAATGCCCAGGTCGGTGTAGCCGAGGTAATCGAACAGCGGGTCGTTCACAATCGAGATGTCGTGATTGCCGAACGGAGCCCGGTAGGTCATGGCACGGAAGCCGAGACCTGTGTCCTCGAACTTCACGCGCTGGAAGCCGATCCCGAAGCCGCTGATGCGCTCCTGGATGATGGACGAGCAGAGCAGCACCCACTTCTGTCGGTCGTGCGTGTTGCCGACGAGCACGCCGCGCAGGAACAAGTCCAGCACGGGCCGCGTGAGCGGTACGCCCGGAAGCACCGTACGGTTCGTCGCGACGAAGTAGTAGATGCCCTGTGTCGTCGCCAGAGGCGCGTTGCCTGTGATGCCAGCAGGCAACAGGATCGCCTGGTTGAAGATCGCCGTCTTCTCCTTCTTTTTCATGTGCTCCTGGAGCATCTTGCGGACTTGCCGCGAAGAGTCGTGCTCCCGGACGCGGTCGGGGGTGTTCATGCGCCGCCACGAGAAGCCGACGGCGTGCCTCATATCCTGGAATGGATTCTCGAGTTGCACCTCCAAGGTCGTGGGCATGATGACGTACTGCGCGATCTCCTCGTGCGTGTTGCCCGTGGTCACGATGATCGCGTTGTTCGCGATGGGGGTCGTCGGCGCGTGGGTCCACGCTACGGTGATGCCCGCAGCGGCCACATTCGTCACGATGCCCTGCGCGTTGTTCGCGCGAATGTAGATCACGTCGCGAACTGTGAACTGGTTCGGGTTGGTCACTGGGATAAGGACCGCCCCGACGGCGACGCCGGGGGAACTGTCCACCGTGTCCGTTTCGGGCACGGCAGCGTCCTCGTACCAATAGTGATATTGGCCCCAGCCCTCGACGCTCGGGATCCGGTCGAGCACGAAGATGAAGGGTCGCGCCTCCACGTCGTACTCGTAGATCGTGTCCGAAACGTCGTACTCGGGGATAGGGATCTGACCGGCGGTCAGAATGTTCTGGAGGTGCCTGTCCGCCGCAGCGGCGGGCGCGGCAGCGCCAGGGATGAGTGGCTGGCCTGCGGCCATGATTGTCTCTCCTTCGTTGCGTGGATGGGCCGCCAACAGGCGACCCTTCTGCGGTCACGAAGGAGCTGTGATCCTCGATTGTCGCGTTCAGCCCACTACGGAGACGGTTTCTTGGTCTGGAAGCCCGCAGCCTCGACCTCGGCCGTCGCGCCGCGAGCGGGGAACCTGGACCCGCCGACGCCGCCGGGGAACGGCACGCCCTCGATGTCGCCCTTCGCGGCCCGCCGTGCGATCTCCGCCTGCACCCCATGCGCCACCTTCGTCTCGAAGATCGCCTTGCCCAGTTGGGGGTGCATGAGCGCGCCGACCCATGGGTCTGCCACGCCCATGTCCTCGCAGACCATGACGAGGGCCTTGCGAATAGGCGTTCCCGAAGGAATGCCCTTCACGCCCCGCAGTTTCTGGTCGAGCCAGCCCTGTGGCAGGGTTTCCTCCAGAACGTCCATCTTGTCCTGGAAGGCGGCCGTCCGCTGGTCGTACATCCGCACGATGTTCGTGGCTCGCTCGTCCGCCAGTTTCGCGACCTGCTCCTCTGTCAGCCCGCCGCCACGCTGCGGCTGCAAGGCCGCGCCGGGGATCAGGTACGGCGCCAACTGCGGGTTTTGCCGCACGTAGCTGTTGATGATCCGCGTTCGCCGCTGCTCGTAGTCGAGCGGCCCTTCGGAGTTGATTTGCGCCTGCTCCAGTTGCGCGTTGAGCATCTGGAGCACGTCGCTCTCCCACTTGGCCACTGCCGGTTCGGCCTGCGGCTCCGCTGGCTGCTGCGCCGCACCCTCTGGCGTCAGGTCGAGGAACCCAGACTCCGCCTGCGGCTGCGCCGCACGCGGCGATTCCAGCGGGTTCCCCTGCTCATCAAACCAGTCGGGGTGCTGCTTCCGCAGCGTTCCCATCGTCTCGCGCCATCTCGTCTCGTAGTGGGCCTCTCGCTCCTCTCGTGGTTGCGGTTGCGGCTCGTCCGCTGGAGAAAGGTCCAGGACTCCGGGCTCGGTTGTGCCGCCAGCCGCCTCTTGCGGCTGCGGGGCCGCGCCCTCCTGGCCGCCCTTCTCGACGCCCTGGGCCGCCGTCGTCTGCGCGGAAGCATCGGTTGTGCCGCTATCTGCGGGGCCGGGCTCCGTCGCTCCGCCGGGGTTGTGCAGGGGGTCATCAGGCATTTCCAGCCTCCTTTGCCGTGCGCTGCTCCTTCGGTCCTCTCGTTGCCAACCAATGCTCGGCGTCGCCGCCGAGACATACGTCCTCGACAAGCTCGTTCACCGCCGCCCCTGCGGCGCTGATGATTCCCTGGTAGTAGGGCCGCTGCTCCGCCGTGCACCATTCGAGCGCCCTGTAGGCCGCCCACGCAGATGCCGCCAGGTGCATGGCGACCTGCTGCCAGCCGGGCGTCCGCGCCAGAGCCAGCACGTCCTTGCGGCGCGTCAGTCGGAACTGCGCCTCCTGTAGCGAGCGCGGATGCTTCGGCTGGCGCTTCGCACGCTCGCGGCCCTGCTGGCTCGCCTGCTCCTCTCGCCGCGCCTCCTCCCGCTGCCATTTCTGCGCCGCCCGCGCCTCCAGCACCCGCTCCTCCGGCAGGCCCATGAGCGTCCTGTATCCGCACAGTTCGCCCTGGTCCGCGGCGTGGTTCGCCGCCGTGTGTTTGTGGCCAAGCTGCCGCCGCAGGTTATGGGCCTGAGCCATCCAGCGCGCCCGCACCAGCTTCCAGGCCGGCTGCTCGTCGAGTGCGTCCAGCTCTGCCGCCTGCCGCACGGCGGCCGCGGCCAGGTTCGCGTCCCACGACTCGTCAGGCAGCGGCATCGGGCACACCAGGATGCGAGCTTCCGCGCGCGTCATCGGCGACCCCCCGTTGGAACGGGCGCATTGAATCCTCGTGGCGGCGCCGCGCGTTGCCGTTGCTGATACTGGCGGTGGCTCTTCACATGGCCGGCGAAGGAGTCCTTTGCTTCCTCGCCCATCATCTCCAGCGTGCCGTCGGTCACGATCTGGTCGTGCACGAGCAAATGGTAGCCATGGGCGTCCTTGCGGCTGACAAACGGCATCTCGCCGACCTGGCGGAAGTAGTGGTTCTCGTGCTCGGGCTTGCGGCTCGGAGCCTCGACATACTGCTCCGACCGTGGCACGCCCAGCACGTTCCCGTAGTCCACGATGAACTTGCTCCGCTTGAACTCAGGCAGTTGGAACACGACTTTGCCCCACTCCAGCATGCGGCCCGCCAGCGCTGTGGGATTCGCCGCCTCGGGCCTTGCGTCGAAGTAGATTTCGATGTCGCGGTCCAAGTCCTCGGGCGTCACCCGCCGATAGGCGTTCCTGCGTCCCATCTCAGGCTGCGCCGCCGCCCCGTGCAGCCGCACCAGCCGCGGCGCTGTGATCATCTGCCGGTTGACCTGGTGCATCGCCCAGCCAAGCTCCGCGAAGTCCTCCGCCACCTGCGAACTCTCCAGCGCGAAGCGGGCACCCACCTGCTGAATGAACGCCTCCGTCGAGCGCCACGGCTGGTACTTCGTCTCCTGACCCCCGCCCATCGTCTCCACCGTCCCGCCTGCCGCCTTGCGCAGGTGGTCCTCCATGTTGTCCACTTCGAGGAACGCTTCGTTGTTGGCTGGCGGATAGCTGTGGATGTGCAGCGCCTCTTTCGTCGGCACGCTCCCGTCAATGTTCAGCACGGGCACGCCCTGGTAGAGGATGTCGTCAGCGCTGATCCCCGCCTGGGTGTTCACCAGCATGAGTGGATGGACGCTGCGGATGAGGTCGTGCAGCCGCAGGTTCACCATGGCGTTGATGACGTGGACGAGCCCCTCGACAAGCCCCGGAACGCCCCGCGTGTAGAGCTGCCCGTCAAGCGGGATCGGCCGGATGGCCACGAAGGGCAGGCCCAGTTTGCGAATGGGCGCCGGCTCGATCAGCGCGCACAGCGACTTGCCCTGCTCCTCGCCGAACACGAGGATGTGGTTCCCGCCCCTCGGCTCGTGGTAGTCCGTGTAGTGGATGAGGCGCCGATTCTCGTCGCCAGCGTCCGCACTCTCGGCTAGTTGCCCCACCTTCGCCAGCAACTCGCGCTGCTTGTCCCAGTCGCTCTTGACCTGCCCCTGGAGCTTCTTCAACTCGTTGTAGGCGTCGCTCTCCGACTTCGTTGACCTGCTCGGGTTCTTCGGGTCGCGCCGCTTGTACCACCAGTTCTTCTCAGGGTGCGACTTCACCCAGCCCCAGATCCTGTCAATGTCCTCGACACCTTCAGTCGCGATGTACCGGCAACCTGGGGCTGCGCCGCGCCCGTGCACGCTGGCTCCGCGTGGGTCCGGATGCACATCCCATGGCGACTTGCCCACCACGCGGATGTGGTCCTCGAGAACCTCCGGATTGTCGCGCTTCGTGTACTCCCAGCGCCCCGGAGCCACGAGCTTCTGATACCAGTCGTCGCCCTCGCGATACACCCAATCGATGAACAGCCACTTGATCCCGAAGATCTTGGCGTCGCGCACCCACGGCGCCATGTGCCGACGCAACTGCACGCACTCCGGCGACAGCAGTTGCTCCTGAATCAGTTGCCCCGCCCGCTCCGCATAGCCCTCCAACTCCGCCTGCCTGCCCATGTCGTCCGTCGTCATCACGGGCTCGGCACGCATGAACGGGTCGTTCGCCAGTAGGCTCCGCACCAGCCTCGGCGTCTGCGTCTCCACCTGCTCCGTGATCGTCGGGTAGAAGATCTTCACGTCGTACGGATAGCTTGAATCGCCCGTTGCGTAGACGGCCTTCTGGAAGGCCGTGGGGTCGTGCTTCGAGTGGTAGTAGAGGAAGGCCCGGACCCACTGCTCGTCCCGCAGCGGCGCGAACGCCTCACGCGACTTCTTGACCGCGCGGAAGACCATCTTCCTGGCCTTCTCGGGGTCCTTGTACGTCTCGCGATCAGCGTAGGGCATAACGCTGCACCTCCAGGTAAGTCGTCAGCGGCACGCCCGTTCGGGGATCGCACGGAATGCGGCCCGGCTGTCGCAGCGGCTTCGCACGCGGGCGCGATACCGCCACGTACCGCACGCAGTCCATCAGGTCGTCGCCTACCTTCGTCTCCGCGTTGTAGCTGTAGAACTCCTCCGTCGTCTGGCGCCCTGTGCCCTTGCAGATGCGGTACTGCGGCCAGTGCGGATAGCCCTTCCGCGGCGCCAGCAGTTTCCGCATCATCGCGTGGCCGATGTCGTGCGCGTTGTTCGCCTTGGTTACGGGCGTCGGCTTCCACGCCTTGATGTACATCTGGAGAATCGTCGGCCCGCCCCTGGGGTCCTTCTCGTCCATGTGCGGGTCGCAGTAGATACGGCTGATCGGCTCGTCGCCCGTGAATGCCTTCTGTCGGGCGATGTTCTGATCGACCCGCCGGCTCCCGACTCGATACTCGCGATACTGGATGCAGTCGTCCTCAGCCAACTCCAGCGACGGAATGCTCCGCGCCGACACGAACCACCACACCATCGCCGTCGGATGCAATTGGGTAGAGCCTTGGTCCAGCCCGCAGACGATCCTGCCACGCCCCTGCCGCGCCAACTCGACCAACTCCTGCGGGCTCGCCTTGTCGTACGAGGCGTGAATCCGCGCGTCGAACTCGGGATACACCGCCCCCGTGATCCAGCCCCCTTTGCCTTCGACCAGGATGCGGTACTGCTCCGGCGTCAGTGCCTTCACCCAGTTCTCGTAGCTCCTGCGGATCTTCTGCTTCTGTCTCTGTGTCGGCGCCTCACGAATCAGGGCCTCGAAGTTCTCCCACGAAGGCACCTGCCACCACTCCACGTTGTCCCCGTCCCCGTATCGGATGATCCGCCGATGCACCCAGCCGATGTCCCGCGCCATCCGCTCCGTCTGCAGCGTCATCCCGCCTGTGATGTGCCCGCCCCGAGCTGCGATCCGCGCCTTCTGCGAGACGTACAGGCTCTCCTCGGGCGGCTCGTCCAGCGTCACGATGTCTACCGTGAACGACTCCGACTTCTGCTTCGCCATCCCGTAGCTCATGAACTGCATCCACGAGCCGTTCCGCAGGTGCAGCGTCGCCGTCTCCTTGTTGTAGCCCGTCTTGTCCAGGCTTTTCGTCTTGTCCACGAGACTGTCTGGGATGAGTTTCATGTAGATCGGCAGGATGACCCGCGGGGCGACGCGCTTCACTTCCTCACACCAGTGCCGCACGAAGATCGGGGGCTCGTGGAACTTCGCCAAAGCCCCCGGCGTCGCGTCCGCCTCGATGCCCGTCATCGCCATGACATTCTCGGCGGTTGTCGAGTACGTCTTCGTGCTCTGCAAGCCGCCGAAAAGGAACCGCGTGTCGTGCTCGCAGTCGAGGTGGAACTTCAGGGCCGTCGGGCGGGGCTTGTACCACGCGATGGGGCACGCCATCTTGTCGTCGGCCAAGGCTTGCAGCAGCGCGTCGTACCGCTCGTCGCCCGTCACGCCTTGCCCCCCTTCCAGTCGTCCGTCGCGGGGGCCGGCATGCGTATCAGCACGGGCGCCTTCTCGCTGCGCGGCTCGGACGCCTGCTCATGCTGCCGAAGCTCCTCACGTATCTGCCTGCGCTCTGCACCCGTCAGCGGCTGCCGCCCTGCCGTATCGCCCGCCACGCGATGCGCGATCTCAGCCAGCCTCGCCAAGTCCGCCGTCGTCTTGTCGGGATTCCTCTCCAGGAAGGTCGCACGCTTCAGCAGCACCGCGTCGAGCTTCTGCACGATGTGCTGGTTCAACTCCGCCTTCGCCTGCGCCTCCTTGTAGGCCGCCCCGTCCGCCGCCTCTCGCGCCCGCATCGCGTTGCTGTGATGCCGCATCCGCGCCGCCTCGAAGTAGGCTTTCGCATCCTCGCGCTTCAGCAGGTGCGAGATGCGCATCCTGACGGAGCGATCCCCCTTGTCGTGCCCCTTGCACTGCGCCGCGCGGTAGAGAGCGACGTGGTCCTCCGGGTCGTCCACGCGGGCCGCCGCCGCGAGGAACTCCTTCTCGTTCGCCGTCAGGTCGAACTTCGCCATCGCGCCGCCCCAACAAGAAAGCCCCGGAGCCAGTTGGCGGCTCCGGGGCTGGGTGCCTTGCTGGGGCTCCACTACGCACGAGGCGTCGATGCGGGTAGCCCCAGCATGAAGCCGCCGGGTAAGCGGCGTACCTTGGCTGCTTACCCGGCGGTGTTCAGTGAGCGGCTAACCTACTTTCGGCTTTGCTTGCCTACTCGGACGGTGGCGTTCCGACCGGCCCCTTACGCCGCAAGGTTGGGGCTCCGGCTATGCCGGCTGGAAACCAGTGTAGCAGGGTGCTTCGGCGTCGTCCCGCCCGGCGCATCCTGCCAAAGCCGTGGCGACGCCCGCCAACTTGTGGGCGATGGCGCCGAATCGGCACACGCGCATTCTACCGCGTGCCAATATGGCGTGTCAAGCAGATTCTTGTCAGATTTTTCCGACGGGCTTGCTGCTGGCGCCTATCCACCGCTGTCCCGGCCTCGCGTTCCGCTCCATCACCTTACGCAGACAGGCATCAAAGCGCTCCGCCGTCAGGGGTGGCCCGTATCGGCGAGGCTTCGTGACGACGTAGTAGTACAAGCCGGGTTTCCCTGTGAAGCCAGGCCGCGCCAGCGGCGCGAGCGCCGCCCCTGCCGCGCCGAGCCCACACAGAGAAAGGAACTCGCGGCGGTTCATTCTGACCCCTCTCTCGGAACGGTATCGTAGAACACGCCCTCACCACTCGGACGTTCCTCCAGCATCCGCCAGAACAGTCGCAGCCCAACGTCTTCCGCGCAGTCGCAGGGCCAGCCGCCGATGTCGTAGACCGCATGCGGCAGGGCTTCTCGCGGCCAACCGTCTATTCGCGGTGCGGGCCTCGGGGCGCATGTTGCCAAGCGCCGTACGGAATCGCGCCGGTTCATCGCTGCCGCTCCTTCGCCGGCTCCTGCACCACTAGGCTGTATCGCTCACAGGAGGGGCACCGCGTCGAGTTGAGGAATGGCACCGTGGGGCCACTGCCACATACCGCGCCTCTGTAGCCGCAGTCCGGACAGTGATACCGCACGACCGTCTGCCAGTCGCCCTTGGCCTCCGTCTCCGGACCGCCAGGCGCCACAACGAGCCAGACCTCATAATGAAGCCCCGGTGGCAGCCACGTGATGCTGGCCACACCGTTGAAGTCCACCGGCTTCGCGCCTGCCGCCGCGACCTCGGCCGGAGTGGCAACGGCGAACTCCCTCACGTCGTCGAAGCGCATAGCCAGCCTGAACCCGCCGATGCTGAACTCCGGCGCCCCCGCCAACTCGTCGGCAGTCTGCGACGACTTCGGCGCCGCCTCGACGGGCTTCCCGTTGCAGAGCAGCGGCGCGCCCACGGCGCCCGCCGCGAGCCGCAGCATGTTCCGTCGGCTACGATTCATCCGTGGACTCCTCGCTCGATTGTCTCTCCCGCCCGTACCCGCAGGCGGCACAATGCAACACCTCCCGACGGCCACACTCCCACGTCCTCGCCTCTTCTCCGCAGCAGGGACATCTTCTGCGTGAGAAGCCCTCCCACGGCAAGTACTGTATGGCCAGCGCAGGAGCATCCGACTGCGCGCTGAGTACGCCGGCGTCCCCGAAGCCAAGCTCCAGCCACCTGTGTCGGCAGCGCACCTCGCGACGCATCTGGGCTTGGGCGGCATCGCGGAAGGCCGCGAGAGCGTCAGGGGCGAGCATCATCGTCGTCCTTGCAGTCCAGCCGCCGCAACTCCCGCGTCCCGCGCCTCAACTCCAGCACGCTCTGCCCGAGCGCGCGAGCCACCTTCGGCAACTGCGAGCCGCCGAACAGGAGCACGAGCACCCCTGCGATGATCAGCAACTCCGTCGAGCCGAGCCCGAAGAAGGCCAGTGACATTCGTCGTCTCCTATCGCTTCGCGGTCGCCCGCCCAGGGCGGATGGCCCTGCCAGTATACAGGAAGGTCCCGACCGCCGCCGCGCCACGGTAGCCTCACCAGCGCTATCCAGTTATCGACGCAAAGCAGGCTGAAGAGGCAGCAGAGAGAAGAGCCGGGCACGTTCCTGAAGGCGCCCGCGAAGTCGGCACCGCACAAAGCAAACACAAGCGCAACTGGCCCGAATGCAATGAAGGGGGCTGCGAGCAGTGTGCTGAACGCCAAGTGCAGGCTCCACTTGAGCCAAACACGATGTCGCGCGCAACATGCATCGCAGAGGAGCGCCGTGCCGTCCGCCGCGCCGATGGCCGCCGTGGGCGCGGCCTGCTTCCGCCCGCAGCACGGGCATAAAATCACCACCCGCCCTTGCTCGTCAAGCTCAGGCTCCAGTGTCGTCATCGGCGTTCCCCCTTCGCCTGCGCGAACAACTCCGCCAATGTCTGCTCCCTGAACGGGCGCCCCTCCGGCGTATTGAAGCTCAGAGGACCGCCCGTGAGCCGCAATTCCGGCCGCGAGTGAGGCGGCGGCCCGTTCACTTGCTTGAGTCGCCGATAGCACTCGTCGCACATCAGCGTCGTGCCGTCCGCCGCGCCCACAACGGGCATCGGCGCGGCCTGTTTCCGCCCGCAGCACGGGCATGGAATCACCACCCGCCCCTGCTCGTCGAACTCCGGCTCCGGCTTGGCGGGCTTCGGTTCCTCCTTCGGGCGATACACAGCAGGGACAACCGCCGCCGCGCCAATGCCAAGGCGGCCAAGGAAGCCGCGTCGGTTCACTCTGTCAGCCATGGCCTTCCTCCGTGTCGGGGATCACCACCGCGTCGATGCCGGGCGTCACGATCTGCACCCGGGCGCCTATCGGCAACTGGTATGTGAGTTTCCCGTAAGGGTCGAATGGCGAGCCGTGAGGCGGCTCCAAGGCATTCGCGCATGCGACGAGTTGCATGCGGTCCTTCTTTGGGAGCACCACGATGGCGGGTACGTTACCCGTCTGCTCGAACATCTGCTTCGCAGCGGCTTCCAGTCGCTGGCGGATGGGGGCGGCAGCGGCCAGGGCACTCTCCTGGTCCTCCCATTGCTTATCCACATCGAGGAAGCGCGTCACGGGATCGCTTGTCTGCATTTCTGGACTCTCCTGCACGCGGTGGGCTCAACGAAGCCATCCTACCACCCCCGGCACGGCCCCGTCAAGCACTTTCCGGCGAATCTCGCCACTTTCCGCTTGACGCCGTGGCCCAGCCCGCCTACAATGGACGCATCGTGCAGAGTCCAGAGTCCAGAAACCCAGACATCGGAGAGCCGGCCCCGTCGCCCACCTGGGACTCTGCACGCGAGTACACGGCGGGGCCGGCCTCCAATACGGAGCCATGGCGATGCCCGCCCCATATCCGCCGCCCAAGCCTCTCTCCGAAAGGATGCACGGCATCTGCACCCACGCCGCCATGCTGCTCAGCGAGGCAGAGGACCGCCTTGTCTGCGCTGAGGCCGCCTTGGAGGCTCGCTTGGAGCGGGCAGGCGCGGCTCCATCCGCCATCGCCGACCTCCAGGGCGATGTCGCGGACGCGCGCGACCTCATCCGCAAGTGGCAATGGCGCGCCGAGGGCATGGCGTTGATAGACCCAGCGACGTGGAAGGGGCCCGAGTGATGTGCACGCTACTCTTGCCCTGGAAACTGAACGACCGCGGCATCCCTGTCTGGGATGCAGGCCCCGACGGGGGCACTGCCGGGGTGGCGGAAGCCATCCAGCGCGCTTACCTAGAAGGCTGGAATGACTGCTTGAAGGCCACGCGGGACGCGCTCGTTCGCCTCAAGGCCATGGAGCCGACCGTCGTCCTGCTGGACCCGACAGCGGTAGTGAGAGGGAAGCACGAGGCCGACGAGCCGACGCCCACTGAACTGGGGATGCCGTGGTTCTGCGACCGCTGCGGCGCATCCGGCGTACTGCCCCCAGGATGGGATGGCCTGGAGGCCCTGCATTGCCACCGCGCCGCCTCGCCAGATTGCGGCGGCGGCCCTGACACGGTGCGGTGCCTTCCGCATTTCGGCATGGAACGCGACGGATGGGTGCGGCTCGGCGCGGATCTGAAGCGAGAACGGGAGCCTGACGATGCCGACGCCCACTGAGCCTCCAGAGGAGAGCCAAGATGCCGAACCACATTGAAGAAGGCTGGTGCGTGGCCACCTGGAAACGGCCGGCTTCCATCCGCACCGACTCACCAGTGACCGCCAGAGTGGACTTCATCGAGCCCGGCCGCTACCACTGGGCGGTGGACGACTTCCGCTACGGCAGGACTGGTCTATTTCCCGCCACCGTCGGTGGGGCGCGTACCCTCGCCGACGCCAAGGCTCAGGCCGACGCGGCGCTGGCGAAGCACCTGGCCGCGCATCCACTGGAGGCCCAAGATGCCAATCCCCACTGAGCCAGGCTGGTACTGGTGGCGCCCCGACGACGGCGGCATCTTCGACTGGGAGTGCGTGAAGGTCTGGCGCGCCAACGCCATCCCTGGAAAGCCGCTCTTCGTCTCATCCCTGACGTACAGCACGCATCGGCCCGAGGATTGGACGCGGCTCGATGACGACGGCGAGTGGGGCGAGCGCATCCCGTCCCAGAAACGGCTCATTGCCACTGCACGGCTCCTCGCCACGTTCCCCGACGGCGAGGCCGGCGCTTGTGCCTACTGCGGTTTTGGCGATGATGTCCACGCCCGCTACTGCCCATGGGCACTCGCCCAGGATCATCCAGAGGATTTCCTTGTGCCGGAGCCCGACGATGCCGATACCGACTGAGCATTATGTGACCTGGTGGGGGCGTGATGAACAGCTCGTCGCTGACATCCTCGGCTGTGGCGACGAGCGTCATTTCTACACCCGCTCCCAAGTCCAGGCGGAGGCCGCGCTCGAAGCAATGCGACCATTCTGCGTCATGCACGTCCACGAGACCGGCAACCTGACGCATCGCCGCACCGTCGCCGTCATCACTCTCGCCTACAAGGGCCACGTCTACAGATTCCCCTATGACTTCGGGCTCGAGTACCCGTCCGATTCGGCGCGCTTCATGTGGACCGATGGCAACTACGGATGCGATTGCAACCGCGCCGACTTCATCCGGGACTACTGCGATCCCGACTTCCCCGAGTTGCCGTGCGGCGACGAGATCAAACTGCTCGACCTCCAGGTGGAGTTTCGGCCATGAGCACCCCGACTGAGCCCGGCTGGTACCACTGGCGCCTCTACGAGCCCGATGATGGCGGCGGATGGGAGGTCGTGGAGCTAGAGTTCGCCAAGGATATGGACGGTGAACCAATCGTCTGGCGCGCAGGCATGCACAGCTTCGTCAAGGCATCAGAGCTCGGCGGCGAGTGGGGAGCCCGCATCCCGTCGCCGGAGCGATTGGCCGCCCTAGAAAAGTTGGCGGCTGCCGTGGAACGGGTCTTGACGCTTTCGCTCATGGTGCCCAAGGTCGCCGAGGCGTTGGCGGAGTTGCAGGACCAAGCCCCAGGAACCTACAAATGGCACTTCGCCGATGAAGCCGAACGCTGTCGGCGGGTCGCGCAGCGGAAGGAGCCCGACGATGACCGCGCCCACTGATCCTCCAGAGGAGAGCCAAGATGCCTGACCAGACCCCTCAGCCCATGTCCCCCACGGAATTCGCCGACGCCATGCGCCGATATGCCCATGCCGCTAAGCACGGCGACCGAGAGATTGCCCATTGGGATGCTGACGTCCTCATGTGCAAACTCCTCATCTCCCTCGGCTACAGTGAAGGCGTCACCATCTTCGAGGACATGCCCAAGTGGCACGCCTGAGACAACCTGCCAGCGAAGGAGGCCCCGATGCCTGACCAGACCCTCAAGCCCTTCGGCTCGCGCACCGCCTGCCCCAAGTGCGGCTCCCCCCACGCATACGCACGGTGGGAGCAAGAACTGCACTGGTTCAATCCGCAGGGCAAGCAACTCACCACCGCAGAGGAAGCTCGCATCGCCTGTGTCCAGACCTGTAGCAACATCGCCCACCTTACCGCAACCGTCGCGCCCATAGCCGCCCTCCAGGACCAAGGCTTTTCCAGGCAGTACGTCGAGCACATCCGCCGCACCTGCTCGCGCTGCGGTTTCACATGGGACGAGACGCCGCTCGACGCGAAGAAGGGGAGCCAAGATGCCTGACGACGCCACCCCAGCCAAGGCACCACCCTACTACCCACCCAACCACCCTCTGACTACTCCCTACCGCTGGTTTCTCCCAACCTACCTCCCCACCATCCTCGAACCCATGGTCGTCAAGATTGAACTCCGCCATCGTGTCCCATACGCATTCGTCATCGGTTGGAAGCGACGGGTGCCCTGCCACGAGCTCGATGCCATCGGCGTCTGGGGACCCTGGATCGACATGCCCGAACCAACCGACTTTCCAGGGCTGCCACAGACTCAGGAGAGCCAAGATGCCTGATGACAACCTCCGATGGCTCAGCAATATCAGGGACCCAATGGACCGCGACGCCGAGTCGGAGCATTACTACAGCCGCGAGGCCGCGCGCGCCGGCCCAGATGCCCGCCGCGCCGAATGGAACCAGCACCTCGCCTGGATTCACCGCCACGTCATTGGACCACCGAAGCCTACACCGCACTACACGGTCGAGGAGTTGCGCAAGATCGGCTTCGTGGGTCTCTATGCGAGAAAGCATCCCCACCATGCCTGATGACAACCGATGCGAGAACTGCCGGTTCTGGCATAACTCCCAGCTTGACCCTCGTCAGGGCACCTGCTGGCGATATCCACCGCCAAGCGACCCCAAGCGCGGGCGCCCGCGCCCGTATGCCTCGGACCACTGCGGCGAGTGGGAGCCCCGACAGCCCGCCGCAGGGAGCCCCGACTGGCGATTCCCCTACGAGGTACCGTGCGCCACAATCGACCTACTCCCCAACGCAAAAGGCTTCTGCGACTGGTGCAGACAAATCAAAGCCACAAGGGTCATCGTCAACCACATCGGCTCGCCAGCACCAGGCTTCGCCTCACGCACGCGAGTCTGCACAGACTGCCTCGTCCAAGCCCTCCGAATCGCTCAGAAGGATAGTCAAGATGCCGACGCCCACTGAGCACTGGCTCGTCACCATCATGGACCTGCCCCGCTGCCCCACGGGCAGACCAGAACTCATCGACTGGCACACCATCACCATCGAGACACACCCCATCGACCGCCTCAACCACCTCCGCGAGGTCGAGCCCGAAAGAGCACACATCCTCCTCTGCGCACTCCCGATCTCCAAGCAGCAGGCGCAGCGCACACGGCCATGCGGCTGAGCCCACGGCCTCCCCTACTACCCCAGGCTACCCCATGGATCTTCTCCCGGTTCCGGATCCGGATCCGGTTCCGGCCGGTCCAGCCGGCCCTGATCCCGGCCATGCACCCCCTCCCCTCTTCTCTCTCTCTCTTACCCCAGGGCCGTACCTACCCCAGGTACCAAAGGTTATGCTCACCCAGCACTGGCATGTATTCGAGAAACGCGGGCGACTTTGACTTTCGCGTTGCGATTGCCCTATCTCCTACGGCAATCGGGATTTACGTCGTGTGCGGCGGTGACGCGCCGTGGCCGTCGCGCGGCCACCGGACAGGCACCAGATCGCCCTCAGACCGCCCCAGGATTGCCGGGCGAGGGCCAGTCCTGGCCTTATCCGGGGCCGATCTGGCCCCGATCTGACCCCCTTGGCCCACCGGCCAGGGCTCTAGCTCGCACCTAACGCCAGGCGTGCCAAGGGCTTAGGTGCCATGTCCGTCTGATAATGGATTTTATGGCTTATCGCCGCAAACGCCGTGCCAGCCACATTTTACGGCCACACTGCGAAGCAAGAGCAATGCAAATTGCAATGCTCGCCGGGCCCGCCCCGACATTACCTCATGTGGCCCATCCCGTAGGGAGGCGCGGTGACTCCGGGAGGGGCGCATACAGATCCGATCCGGCCGGGCCGGGAGGAGCGCCACGGGCTTGCTCTGGAGATCTTACGCGCGGGGGGACTTGGTGACAAGTGTTGCGTCCTGATACACTTGCCGCGCATGTCGGGCTGCATGACACGAAAAGCGCGCAACGTGTTACTCGCTCTGTGCGCGGTGGTAGCACGATTGCGTCTGGTTGTGCTACGCGCAGGGGCTTGGCGTCGTCGTAAGTCGAGCGCTCGCCACGGTGCGGTAGCACGAAAAAGAAGATCGTGTGAATCGGAAAAGGTCCTTGACGGGCCCGGCGGCGGCGCTACAATGGAGGGCGACGCGGGCGGCAGTCGCCTGCGAACCCGCCACCCCCACGGAGGGCAAACCGTGGCAACCCTGAACGACGTACGATCGGCGCTGGCTAGCCTGCGGCATTGCGCTCGGCGTGATATCCGGCGCGCCGCCGATCCCATCGGCCTCGCCTACGCCGAGGGGCAAGCGGTCGCCGCCGAGGTGATGATTGGCTCGGCCTACGGGCGGGACGCCACCGCCGTAGCGCAGGCCGTACGCGCCATCCGCGCCGAGGCGGAGGAACGGCGCGCCCACATGGAGTCCTGATTCCACAGAGCACGGAGGGCAAACCGTGCGGTTGACTGCTACACTTACCGCAATGCGACCCCCCGCCGGTGTCGGCGCGCTCCTGCGTGCCGGCCGTTTGCCACGGTGCGGGGGTCGCGCCATGTAGGGGCCACACCATGGCCATGACCTATACTCCGCATGCGGCGGACCGGGACGCGGCGCGCGAGCGCAGTGGCCCGGCCATTGCGGCGCTCGAGGCCGCACGAGCCGCCGCCTGGCTTCATGGTAGCTATGACGACCACCTGAACGCGCGGAAGGAAATCGAGCGCCTGCGCCGCGCACGGCATGCCTACGTGGCCGCGTTGCAACATGGCGTGCGGGGGCCAGCAACGTACTTCGTGCTCTAGGCCACTAGACCGCCAGGCTCCAGGCCCCCGCCGCTGGGGAGCGCGGCGCGGGCTTGGGGCCGGCCGCCGTGGCCGGCCGTCGCAACCGGGGAGAAGGGGGTAGACCATGATCGAGCGCTTGTTTGACATTCACTGGTGCCCGGAGCTTGCGGTTTGGCGCCTGCGCGACCGTGCGAAGGGCTGGGAGAAGATCGTCACGGCGGATCAAGTCGCCGGCCAGAATAAGGCCGTGCGCCGCGCCTTCGACATGGCCCGCCGCGACTGCCAGGACGTGACGCTACAGGCCCGTCAACGCGAGGAGGGCAAGGCATGAGCACGTGGGAACACAAGTGGGCTCCTCGCGACTATGGGGGCTTCGCCGTGCCGAGTCGGGGGCAGACCGCCGTCAGACAGGCCAGGGACCGCGCCGCGCGGGCGCGGGAGAGCGGGTATCCGCTGAACCTGTGCCTGTGCGGCCCCAGCGGTTGCGGGAAATCCACGCTGGCGCGGCTCCTCGCGACAATCGAGCTTGGGGCCTCGGATGATGGCTACAGCATCATGCGGGTATCGAGCACGCGCGCGAGCGCGGAACTTGCCGACATTGACGATCAATGGGCAGAGAGCACGCTGTTTGCGTCGGGCTGGCGCGTGTTGATAGTGGAGGAGGCCCACCAGCTCTCCCCCGCCGCCGTAACGCGGCTCCTCACGATGGCCGAAGCGGGGATACGCAAGCGTGCGATCCTACTCACGACGACGGACCGGCCCGGCGAGCTGCCGGGCGGGAGCACGGGCGCGTTTTGCTCGCGGTTCGCCCCGCTATGCCTGAGCGCCGAGGGGATGGCCGAGTCGCGCGGGGCCGCGGGCGCGGGGGCGCAGCGGCTCCGGCAGATCGCGCAGGCCGAGGGGGTGGACGGGCACGACGATGGATACTACGTGGCCATCATGCGCGCCGCCAAGGGCAACCTGCGGCTCGCAATCCAGACTCTCGAGGACGCGCTGTGCAGCGCGTGACCGCCGCAACGGGAGGGTGGAGACACGACATGCAGAAGCCCTTGCGCGATTTCGCCGACGGGCAGCAGTTCCGCCCTGTCGCCCACAAGCCGCTCCGGCACACGTTGCGCGAGCATGGCCGCCGCGACCGGATGCACTGCCGCGACCACAAGGGCCGGCCGTACTCATGCGCGGGCGATGCGCCCGTGTGGACGGTAGACTGACCCAACGGCACCCGCCGCCGCCGAGGCGGGCCGGCCCGGACGGGCAAGACAGGGGGTAGTGTGATGACGAAGCGGCATTTCAAGGCGCTAGCGGAACTCGTTGCCGGCTGGCGCGAGCGGCATGGGCTCGGCCCCGCCGAGGAACTTGGCCATGCGCTGGCCGAGCTGTGCGCCCAAGACAACCCGCGCTTCGACTGGGCGCGCTTCTATCGCGCCTGCGACCTGTCGGAAATGGCCGAGATACACGAGCGCGCCCGACATGGCGGGCTGCTTGCTTCCGAGCAAGCGAGCCTTGTCCGTGGGGTGCGCAAAGGCACGTGAGCCGCGGCCCCGACGCCGGCCCGCCTGCGGGCGCACGGCCGGCGCCTGCGCCGCCGCGCGGGGCGACTGGCCGCTACGCCAGATTGGGGGTAGTGCGATGGAGATGCAGATCAGCCTGACGGTAGACGGCAAACGGTACCGCGGCACCTATCGCCACTACAGCGGTAGCCTGCCCGAGCTCGACATTGCCGGTGGGCACTGGCGCGGCTCGTCTCTAGGGCCGGCTAACTACACCTGCAAGCCGAGCCAAGAGGATCGTGAGTACTGGCGCGCGCTGGTACACGACCACTTGGCAAAGTGACGACCTGGGCTCCGGGCGCCCTCGCGGGGGCGCCCCAGCCCCGGCCGTCGTCGGGGGCGACCTGGCGCACTCCAGGATTGGGGGTAGTGCGATGGAGACCATGGTGGCAGGCACGTTTTACTCTCAGCGTGGTATGGGCGGCGATCCGAATCGCCTGACCGGGGACATGCGCAACTTCCCGGCGGGCACGCCGATCTGCATCGAATGCACCATCCACCAGACGCGGCAGACGCCGCGCGGTCCGGTGCAGGACGATCGCTACATCGTGGCTACGCCGGACCCCGACGATGCGGGCAAGACCTGGTACGCCCACCTGCACGAGTCCGGCATCGTCCGCTGACGGCCTGGGCTCCGGGGGCGGTGCTGCGACACCGCCTCCCAGCCCGTGCCGTCGCGCGGGGCGACCTGGCGCACTCCAGGATTGGAGGTAGTGACATGGACGCACAACGGGTTTGGGTTGTGACCGCAGGGCTGGTCGCAGTCTACCGGCCACACCCTGCCGCCGAGGCAGTGACCGACGCCTGGGAGGCGTATCCGACGGGCACAGCGCTGGCAGGCTGGACTGACGATCACAACGATCCCAGGATCATCCTGGCGGCGGACAGCACCCCCGCGCCCGACCCCGCACAAGTCGAGGCCGCGCTAGAGGCGGATGGCGCCGTCGAGGAATACGACACATGCTGGTGCGTTTTCGTGCCCAACGGAACACCGGAGCACGTTGAGGCCATCGTTGGGAGACTGTCAGCTCGCGAAATCGCGGGTGGCGACGGCACGTTTTGGGACTGTGGCGATTTCCGCGGCTACCTGTTCGACGACGCGGCGAGCGCACAGGCCGCCGCCCGCGCCGCGACAGCGTATGCCGCCGAGGCCGTCGAGGACTGACCACACGGAGGGCGAAAGGGGTAGCCTGACATCCGCTCGGCGCGGGCGGGGCCAACTGCGACCCTACCCCCCGCAGCCCGCTCGCGTCGGGCTCAACCACGAGGAGGTCGACGCCCGGCCCGATTCTGGGGCTCCCCACGCCCCAACACCATGCGGCGCCTGCACTTGCCCAGGTCGACGCCGCGAAGGAAGGAGAGTGACATGAACGACGAGAGCCTACGGCAGTTTCGGGAATCCGCCGCCGCTGTGCTCAGCGATGGCGTGGTGGGCCTCCACCACGTGGCCGCGGAACTCGACGCGGCGGCGGTTTGCCCGGACATCTCGTGGCCTAACGCGGCCGGCGCCGCCGACGCGGCGCGCGCCGTGGCCGGCGCGATGCGCGCGCTAGCGCAGACCCTTCGGGAGGAGTGCTGACATGCCGCTGTGGCTCGCGTTCATCATCGCCGCGCTCGCCCTCGCCCTCTGGTGCTGGGCGAGCGACTCGCCATGGCTCAGATGAAAGGAGAATGGCATGGACCCCGCCACCAAACTACGCCGAATCGTCGCCGACGCCAAGGGCGACGACCTCGAACGAGCCGAGCGCGCATTCGTCGGGGCTTCTCCCGCCCTCCTGGACCGCCAGTATGGGGAGAGCGGCAAGACCCGGCGCGAAATCCTCGCCGAGTACCGCAGGGAGCGTGAGGAGTGGGCGGCCGCCCACGCGCTCCTGGAGAGCATGTTGGAGGAGAGCCAATGAACCACGACCGCACGTAGTGGCCGAGCTTTCACAGTCGGCAGCGACGGGGCCAGGGACGGCCCCGGGTCCACGCTGCTATCGCCTGCGAGGAGGGCTCGCAATGGCAGCTCTGACTATCCTCGAACTCAGCGACGGAACGCGAATCGAGTTGGAGGCGGTATGCCCACGGTGCCACGGGAACGGACTCCCCCGCGACGGCCTCGACGCCCGCAGCGGCGGGTGTGGCCGCTGCGGCGGCACCGGCCGCGTGCCCAACGCCAACGGCGACGCCCTGCGCCGATTCCTGCGCCATCCGCTGGTGTACGGAGGGGCGGCCTGATAGCCGCCCCCGCATACCCCAAAGCATCTCGTTGTCCCCGCCGACAGCCGCGAGAGGCCGCGCTACGCCACGTAGGGGACAGCCGCCACCCCGCAGGACGCCGACGCAGCACGTCTGCTGGTGTCCCCTCCTCGACGCCCAGGGCGGCGGTGCATGGCCTGCAACGGCCCTCGACTGGAGCTTGCCCGCTCTGCTGAGGGATGGGCTCCAGCGCGCGCCACCATGCCGACTCCCCGACTTTCTGTCAAATCGCATTTGACAATGACCGGTAGCGTGGTATACTTTAGGTGAGGACGATACAGGGGACCGCCGATGACAGGCAACCGTGAAAACCGCCGCCCGCGAGGCCGCGAACCCGCCTCCCCCTGTGGCGTCCTCGATGCCGACCGGGCGGCTTACTCTTGCATTTTGCAACGCTGCACTGGCTGCAAGCCGTCCGCGAATGATATATTACCAGACGGTCCGCAGCGCCCCTACCGGCTGAGAATCCTGCCCCCACCGCCCGCTAATCCATACCACCCAGTGCGGCGTTGCCGTTTGCAATGCCGATCCACACAGGAGGGCTGACGTGCGCACCGCGCGCGAGCTGGACCGCGAGCAGAAGTGGACGACCTGTCTCGGATGCGGCTGCCCGCTCTGGACCAACAGGTGCCATCGCTTCTGCCGGCGCTGCAAGCGACGGAACCACGACGTGCGGGAACCACGGAAGGCCGCAGTGCCGGCAGAGGCATTATCCGAAGCGCTCAGGGAGCACGACGCATGAGCGAGTCCAAACTCTGGCAGGTGGACCTCCAGCGCGAGACGGTGATAACCCTCGTGGTCCTCGCGCCCACGCGCGCAGAAGCTAGGTCCGTGGCCCTCAAATCCGCAGACGATGCCTACTACGACTGCGATGAGTCTGACTGGGCAGTGACCTACGCGGGGTTGGAATTGGGGCCGACAGACCCGCTCCCTAGCGACTGGGACGACGCCTCCATTCCATGGGGCAGTGAGGACGGCCGTACCATCGCCGAGATCAGGGAGGGCAAGCCCGCCGAGATCAGGGAGGCCAACGCGTGACACCCACGGGGGGTAAACGGGACGGGTTTGCAGGCCCTGGGATGCCGCCGGCTCTCGCCCAAGTGCCTCACGGCGGCGGGCGTGGCACTGCCGCCGCGGGCGATGCGAAACCCATGTCCCTCCCCCGTATGCACGATCAGCCCCGCTCGGTGGGGCAACGTCAGCGGGGCCGCCGAGCCACGGCGGCGGCCCCATTCGCGGAATCCCCGTGCGGCGAGCGCCTCACCAGTGCCCGCGTCACAGCTCGCCGCGCTCGCGCGTGCCACGGGGGCCGCTGCCTGCCCCCTCCCCAGGCAAGCCCCCAGGCACGCGCCCTGACTGCCGCTGAGTGAGACACCGACGTGCCGAAGCCGAGGCAGAACTATGCGATCATCGAGTGGACTTTTCTCCGATTCGACCCTCGCTACCGCGCCCTCGCCGATGACGAGGCAAAAGCTTACCTGCACCTCTGGGCGCTGTGCCTGCAACTGCGACGGGATCGCTTCGGAAAGGACGAAATTGTGAGCCCGATGCTCATAGACTTTACCGGGGTAAACTCTCAGAGCTACCACCGGATGTTGGCGAGTGCGCTGGGGAGTGGTTTGTTGAGTAAAGGCGCGGGCGGCGTCGTAAGTGTAGAAGGCATCAGGGCTAAGCATCCTGGGATTCGACGCTGGAATGATCAGGGAATCAACACGCTTTGCGGTGCTGATTCACAGCAAGCTCTTTCAGAGACCGGAGAGGAGAGGAAATGAAAGGACCCACCCCCCCCCTCTTTAGTACTACCCCAGGCCCCCCTACCCCCCAACGCCCACAAGCAGAGCAGGAACCGGGAGGGGGGGGTGGGGCTTTCAGCTACGCTGCTCAGGAAGAAGAAATCAGGAACCGCGCCTGGCAGGTTCTCACCCAGGAGTTGAACGCGGGGCAGTATGAGGCTCAGGAGATGTTGGACGAGTTCTCGCCGCTGAGCATTCTCGCGGAGCGCGACGCCATCGACAGGGAGATCACCGAAGGGAAGGAGATCAGGTACTACCTGAGCTACCTGAAGAAGCGGCTTCGCGGCGACTTCACAACAGCGCCAGGGGTCTCCGCGCACAAGACACAACGATACGAGGACAGAACCAAAACCGCCGCCCAGCGCTGGCTCTCAGTACGGGCGTTCTATGAGTTCGCGCCTCGGCTGGGGGCGACCGAGTTGATCGCCAGCAAGCTGGCAGGACTCATCGCGACCGGCCATGCGACGCCAGAACAGAGGTGGCTCTACTGCCACATTGAGAGTGCGAGCGACGAGGAGATCGCCGACAACGTGGGCGACCCACAGTGGGCCGCCGCATACCGCGCGCTCGTGGCCAGGATGGCGACGGCGCAGGCCGCAGTGCAGGAGGGCTGAGCATGGACATGGACGCTCAAGCGGCGGAACTGCGGGGCCTGACGCCGACGCCGCCCTGGCACGACCGCAGTCGCGAGTATGCGGCCGACGGCTGCACGTGGCTCGCGGCCCAGGTGCTGGCGTTCTCGCATCGTTACGACGGTCTGATGCGAGGGCGCGACCGGGGGCTCGTAGTGTTCCTGGAGACGAAGGGCGCGGAACTCGCCGAGAAGGCGCGGACGCTGCGGACCCGCCGTGCGCCGACGAAGTGTGCTCTTTGAGAACTTGCGGCGGCTGGCTCGGCGGCACAAGGCCCTGGGAACGCGGAGCAAGGGGTCGAGGCCGTCGAACTCGCGGGACCGGCCGTGGCCGCGAATCGGTTGGGACCGCCGGCGTGAGGCAGCCGGAAGCCGAGCGTCGAGCCGCCGCGCTTTTTGGAAAGCGGCAGATCGAGGCCACCTCGCGCCGCCGGCTGCGGGCTCCACCGAGGCTGACCGGCGGGTCGGTTCTGGCTGGGGATAGAGCGTGCGAGGGCTGTTTCCCCCCTGCCGCTGCTCTTTGGAAAGCTCGGCCTGCGGTGCCGCGAGCCGAAAGGCCGCGGCTAACGGGATGTCTGCCCGCCACCCGGAGGGCATTCACGCCAACCCGTTGTGCGAACACCGGCCAGGCCGAGTTTCTTTGACAACGCACTCGGCCCGCGACAAGCCAGACTGGCTGGCACACGGCGCCCCAACGCGGCCCCCATGGGCAGCGGCCAGCCCTACCCCTCGGCGGCTCTGTGACGACACCTGGCTGAGGAATGCACACGGGGCTCGGCGGGCCGAGCACTCTTTGACAAGATGCCCCAGCCCAACGTTGCCTGCAGCGCCCTATCGGACCAGGTGGCTGTTGGCGGCTGCGGGGTCTATCGTACCCGCCGGGCTGGGGCTTGACCCACGGCGGCCCTCGCCGGCGGTGCGATACGGCTACATGGCGTGCCTATCGGCGGCCGCAGGCGAGCCCAACGGGCGCGGGGGGCCGGCACTGGCGGGTCGGCCCGGCCGCCACAATCTGGGGAGAGAGAGGAGCGACGATGGCAGAGAGGCCCGTATCCATCCGTGAGGCCGCCGCCTACTTCGGCGTCGAGGAGGCCGACATCCTCGCGGCCATCAAGGCCGGGACGATCCCGCGCTACGGCAGCGGCCAGGGCAGGGTGAAGGCGAGCGACGTGCTCGATGCGCTCAATCTGCACGTCTGCCCCACCTGCCGGGAGCCGGTCGGACGCCCTCGAACTTGTAAGGAGTAGCCTATGGCGTGAACCCTGTTGATGTCTCGCCTGCACAGCCACGGCGCCCCGGCCGGCGGGGCCGGGGCGCCCAACTTGGAGCCGACGATGCAGATCGAAGCGTGTCCCGAGCCGTCGCCCGACCTGCCGCTGCGCGTGGAGCGACGCGACCGCGACGCGGAATGGTGGGAGGAACATCCGCCGGCGTGCCCCGTGGAGGGCTGCGCCGAAAGGCTGGAATGGCACCACGCCGACGACGAGGAGGCGCACTTCACGTGCCCCTACGTCGAGCAGCTCGCAGTGTGGATACGTGACGCTTGCGCGCGGCACGGGCTGCCCATCGAGGACCGGTTCGCCGCCGAGGACCCCGACGATGGCGGGCGGCTGGTCAGTTTTCCGCTGCATGAGCGGCACTCGCAGGTCACAGAGGAGCCCTGAAATGCCCAACACCACGCGCTCCGAGGCGGCCTACTGGCACTCGCACTACACGCTTGTGGAGACGCTGCGTGTCGCGGCCGAGGAGGACGCGGCGACGTGGCGACGGCGCGCCGAGGCGCTCGCGCGCGCCATCCCCGCAACCCACATGCTGCGATTCTGCGCGAAGGCTGTTGAGGCTGAGGGTCTGCGCATCAGCGGGGGCTACCTGCGCGCAATCGCCGACGCGCGGGCCGCCTATGAGGCGGAGGTGAACCCGCCGGTGGCGGTGTGCTCGAGGTGCGGGCAGCCGCTGCCGAAAGAGGAGTCCGAGAGCGATGGCTGAGTGCCCCGTCTGCGGTCGGCGCAACTACCACGAATACTGGGGCCGGGACGCCTATGGCTTCCCGGTTGAGCCGCCGTGCGGCGAGTGCCAGGACTGTAGCTACTGGTGGGAATGCACGCCGCGGGAACCGAGCGAGTACATCGAGGAATTGCGCGAAGCGATCCCTCTGGCGCGCCAGGAACTGGCGGACTGGGAGCGGATCGTGGCGGAGTGGGACAAGGAGGAGAACGATGAAGCCTGACGAGTTCGCACGCCGCGTGGCACAGCGGACACTGGAAGTCGCCGCTGCGAAGTACCACGTGCATCTGCCGGAGGCGGCGCAGAAGGAGATCGTGGCCGTGGCGACGACGCCGAAGCGGCTGAACGCGATCCTGCAAGAGGAGCCCGAGAATGTCCGATGAGCCGCAAACGCTCGGAGAGTATCGGCGGCTGTGGGCCGTGCTCGCTGGTGAGAAGTCCTCTGCCGTCGCCTTCCTCGACGAGAAGATCGCGGTCCAGGGCGAAGGCGAGCGCGTGATCGCCGCGCCCTCCCAAATGATGCTGCTGTTGGGTGAGTTCCTGCGCAAAGACCAGGAGGCCGAGAATGGCTGACGAGCCGCAAGTGCCCGAGGTGGTGACGGAGCCGCAACTGCCTGCCGTGGTCGAGGAGGCGGGCACCCCAGCCGCGCTTCTCCAGATGGCCGTGGCCAAGGACCTCGACCTGGAGAAGTTGGAGCGGCTCATGGCGCTTCAGGAGCGCTGGAATGCCGACCAGGCCCGCAAGGCATTCTATCACGCAATGACCGAGTTCCAGGGCATGATGTCCACCCTGGAGAAGGACGCTGAGGTCAAATACACAGGCAAGGGTGGGCAGGTCACCCACTACAAGCATTCGAGCCTGGGCGCTATCGCAGACGAGATCCGCGGACCCTGCCAAGCCTGCGGCCTGTCGTATCGCTTCGAGTACGCGCCAGCCGCACAGCAGGGCTACACGACGGTCTCGTGCGTGGTGACTCACATCGCAGGGCACAGCGAGCGAACGTCCCTCGATGTGCCTGGCGACATGTCGGGCGGCAAGAATGCCATCCAAGCGCTCGGCAGCAGTCTCACGTACGCTCATCGCTATACGGTGCTTCCCGCCTTCGGGCTCGTGACGGGAATCGAGGACACCGATGGTCGGCGGAACCGCAACGGCCCGCCGCAACCGGCCGTGCCCGACGACTGGCCCGCCGAGGCGGAGCCCCCCGATGCGACCTTCGCCAAGATGCGCGGTGGCTTCTCAGGATGGATGAAGAAGATTCTCCAGGAGGAGGACTGCGGCAAGGAGGGCACCAAGCGCACCTTCACGGCCTACGGGCAGCCCGACCATGTGCGATTCGTGACCTACAGCAAACTCGCTCGATACAAGCGCGACACGGAGAAGAACGCAGGGCCAGATCGGCCCTTCACGTGCAACTTGGCGGATTCCAAGACAGGCGGCGGCCGCATCTACCTACTCTGCGAGCACCTGCGGCATCCAGCCGCGAGCGACGCGCTGAACATGCCCGGCTTCGACTGGCAGACGCCGCCGGCGGAGTTGCAAGCCAAGCTGGAGGCGGCGGCCTCACCCGCCGCGCCGAGCCCTCCTCCCGCCTCGCCGCAGGGCGCGGCGGCGCCGCCTCCAGCCCCCTCCCCTCCTCTGCCTGCCGACAAGCGTCTGCCGCGCGAGGTGCCGACGGCCGACCAGGTGGACAAGACCGAGTGGTGGCGTAGCCAAGTGCGGACGTACCTGCCGCGCGTGCGCAAGGCGTACGGGGGCGAGACCGCCGAGACGATGCAGAAGGAGTTCTTCGGCGACGTGAATGGCTGGCGGCAGAGCGAGGACAGAGGCAAACTGCGGGCGCTTGCCGACGCGCTGCGTGCGATGCTGCCGCCGGAGGATGGTGATGGTGAGGAGGGCGAGTGATGACCGACCCACTGACCGTCGCGGATGCCGCCCTCGCCTACTGCCGCGCGCGGCGCGCGTTGCTGCGGGCGCACCACAACCTGACGAACGCCGAGGGCGCGAACTGGTATGTGTCCGCGCGGATAGCTCGCGCGCGGGTGGCCTTCGAGGAGGCTGCGCAGGCTGCTGGCTCGGCGTGGGAGGTCTACCTTGCAAAGGACGAGAGCGATGAGTGAGGCCATGAGCCTGTCGGAGTTCGACGGCCTCGCCGACGACGCGGCGCGCAACGCCGCGATTGCGAGGGCGCTGGGGTGGGAATGGTCAAGTGGTTCGTGGTGGCGGCTAATCAAAGCCGAGGCGGAGCAGGTCGGCGTGACGCCGGCACTGCCGCCCTACTACACTGGCGGGGACGGGGACCCCTTCGACAACTGGCACCTGCTCGCCGAGGTGTGGCGCGCGCTACCGCGTGAGAAAGGCCAGGTCTGGAGCTATGAGGACGGCGCAG